CCAAGGAGCTCCAACATTCCTTCTGGGTGTTGGTCCTGCACGTTATGCATGTACATAAGACCAAAAGCTTTACGAATATCTGCTACATTAAGCGTAGTCATTCATAATCCTTTCTGCATTTTGAATTGTGTGCTCAACGTCAACAATCAAGTCTTCAAGAGTAGCTTGAACCGAAGTGAGTTGTTCTTGAAACCCTTCAAAATCAAGAGACTCAATGCTATTGATTGCGTCTTCAATTGAGTGTACGACTTTCGTCATCATATAGATATCTTCATCCATTCTTTTGTGCCTCCTCTCTACGGCGATTGGCTTCTTTCTGAAGTTTCTTTGCTTGCTCTTTCTTTGGAGCACCAAGTTTTGAGCGCAGCTCATCTTCCATCTCAACAAGACGGTCTTTGGAATGAGGCCACAGTTTGCCAAGACGGATAGTCAAAGCAGCTTTCTTTGTACCTTTTTCCCAGCCATCTTTCCAACGTAGTGTAGCACAGTCAGACCACACGTCAGCAAACTTAATCATACCACGATTATGGTTATCTGTTGTACGTGTAGTTGCGCACCCACCGGCTGCTTGAGTTTTATTACCTGCTGAGCCCCACTTGTTAAAGTTCAAGATGGGAATACCAGCTTTTACCATCTGACATTGAATATGAAAATCTTCTGGTAAGAACTCATCATCGTTCCATGCTTCACCTATCCAGTCATAGCTGTCAGGATTGATGGTCCGAAAATCAAACCAAGTATTAGTGTATACCCGAGAGTTAGCACTACCAGGAAAGTCACCAATACCTGCCGGTGAGATTCTCTGACCGAGTCCTCCAACTTTGAAGCCGACATCGCACGCGGTATGTATGTCTTTAAAAAGCTCATTCCAGTCCTCATCTTCCATGGCGGTAAACTTAAGGAAAGGCCATGAGCCGTCCATACCGTCACGCTTTGCTTTACAAAAAGTAAGGTCATCATCAAGCTGCCACTGAATTACGCCTTCAGATATGTTCTTTGCAGCCCATTCACGTCGTTTAGCGATCCCTCGGACCTCGTCAGGACACGCTCTTACGCTACAAATAGAACCATAACGTTCTTTATGCTCATCGTATTCCTCGGGATAGACAAGCAAGGTAGTCAGGTTCTGATACATTGACGGCATTTGTGATAGAGTGACTTGATTATCCACTCTACCACGTGTAAAGATTACTGGTGCAATCATTAGTACATTCCTCCGGGAATTAAATAGAAGTCTACTAGAACCATAAGAAGGCCAATTAGAATTCCCCATGCAGCTGTGTTAATTACTTTCAAAATCGTGATGTACATTACTTATTCCTTTCCAAGTAAACGATGCAACGAGCTGCGTAATTGATAAGATCTCTCAAACAATCTTCAGCCGTATCAAAGTTCACGTCATTCTGTTGTTCCATTACTGACCGAAAGCGTAGCACTTTAGTAGTCAGCATGGTATCAAAGCTTTGCCAGCCATGAGGATAATAGTCATCATCCTGAACTGAGCCACCTTGGTAGTCTTGTCCTTTACGTTCCATAAGGCTAGCACACTCTTCGAGTACTTCAATAGCACGCTCAAAGTAACTGCCCTCTGCGTCAAGACGGTTAGGTTTTTGAGTAAGTTCCATATTATCCTCTTGTCTCATCTTCCATAAAATCCAGTCGTAATAGCGAGGAGGCTCCTCATTCGTTGTCATTGGAGCCTCCTTTATTTTTATAAACGATGACGACTTCGACTTCCTCAAAGCAACTATCAACCATTTCATCAATCATCTCAGCAGTCCAATCGGCTGCGTCATCTTCAATTTCGGATGAAAGAGTTTCCATAATATATTGATATTGTTCACTATTCGGGTCAACTTCGTATTTATTTACGATTCTACCTGACATACGGGCAAGCCAAACAGAGTACATTCTATCATTCATTGGGAAGTCGAGTATTGTCATTCGTATCTCCTTACGCTACATCCTGTACGTAAACATCGAAGTGAGTAGCGTATTTATGACGAAGACTTTGGTCAGCATTGAAATGAATCATGCTACCGTCAGCCTTACGACGTGGACCACGAGCCATCAACATAACACGCTTTGGCTCACCCAACCATGGATGTTTCCTTACTTGTTTGTTGTACTCACGGACGCTAAGCTTCAAGTTTGCTAGTTCAGGATCTGATTTATCTTGGATTGTAAAACGGTATGTATCAGTACGGTTATAGGTTCCGGTGTCTGACTTACGCATGTTTGTGTTTTTGTAGTTTGCCATTATTATCCTCTCTTTCAAATCTTGGCTTTAAATATCTTTCATTATGCAATGTTGCAATGGATCTTTTAGAGCGTATTATTAAGGGTAATACGTTTCGTTCATTAGTTTTTCTAGATACCATTTGCATTTCTCCAAGTCTTCTATTCCACCTTTGTATCTGAATCGCCAAAGGTATTTCAAAGCGTTACCATGAAGGTAATGCTCAAAGTTTTCTCCAAGCACAGCTTGAATCGCGTCAATACACTCAATATTACCTTGATTGTAGTGAGCAGGATTATTGACCATGTCTTGATCGTCATCTTCAAGAAGGTCACTCAATGTTGGTTTTATCATTTATCCTCCGAACAGATATTTTATTGCTGCAGAAAATAACGCGAGCTTGTACGCCGTAGTAAAGGCAGCTGTTGCCACCAATACTACGATCGCTCCTATCTTTTCATAGTTCAATAGTCAAATCCTTCATCCATTGTTTCTTCACGAAGCAACTCATCAATTGTGTCTTCAATGACATGACGATAGTTATCGAACATCTCTTCTGTCCAATCACCCTTACATTCAAGGTCGTACATAACAGAGTCTATTGCGTCTGACTTAGCTTCATCCATCTTTTCTGCGATGTATGATTTGATCTCATCAATTACAAGCCACAATGAGAAGCTATCTTGGTACGCTTCACGAATGCTATCTTGAAGGTTTTCTACGTACTTTTCTTCGTAAGTTACGATGCCATCACGAATCATGTTAATTGACTCACGAAAGGCTTCAGCACGAGTCGTGTTTCCAGACTGCTCAGCAGCCTCACGAATGATGTCAATCTTATCAGTTACTGGCTGCATAGCCATACGTACAACATTATCCATTGAACTTCCTTTCAATTAATCTGTTTGTAGCGACGCCCCTGCGTCGCCTATTTCATGAGCTTCCAACAAACGTATTCGTTCCCGATCGGTGTTGTTATCTTAATGTTCGGCAACTCTTCGTTCGGTGTACGGCAATCGATCTTCTGCCACTCATAGCCTTCAGCCAGCTGTTGGTTCTTAGTAGCTATAAACTCTGCATTGTCAACAGCAAACAACGCAGCAAAAGCAAAAACAAATGGTATCATCGGTATCCTCCTAGAATAGATTGGTGCGCCCTTCGGTGTTGTTACGGAGCCAGCTAAAAACGAGCCATGCGCTTGTCGGTGTTACTTTTTAGTAATGACGCGCGCCATAGATTGTGCAAGCAACGAGAAACAAGATGAAGATAGCTGTATACATAGAATATGACCTTTCAATAACAAGACGGTGCTGAGAAAAAACCTACGCCGACGCCCGACCGAAGTCAGACGCCGACGCAAGCCGCCGACCGAAGTCGACTCTCCTTTCAGTTGTACGATCGCTTCGACACGAGGCCGACTCTGCTGTCATGGCACCAACATGGTTGCGATCCGCCATATACAGAAATAAGGGCACAGTTTAACGACATGTGCAGGTCGACCGCGTTAGAACGGCATTTGTTCGGCTGAAGGCTCGGCAGTTTGGATTGCCTTGAAGCCAACAGTCGGAGTGTATTCGACGAGCTCGACAACTTGAACAGCTGTCAATGAAGTAGCCACACCTTTACGGCCAGGCGCTTCGTACTCGTACTGCCACAGGTTTACATTGACCTTGGAACCATTGCCAAGTTTGCCACCGTCGACAGGCTGAAGATTAGCATCAACACACTTGACTGGCGTATTGACAGAGCCGTCAGCTTTGATGCCTTTGCGCTTGACATTGACAGAGAAGACACCAGCATCGTCGCCTTTGCCTTCTTTGACATTGAGACCGTAACCACGAAGTTCGTCAGCTTTGGCTGCATCGGTGGTTTGAATCTGCATCTCCCACTGCTTAGCGCCAAATGCATTGACTGGGGCATCGTCGCCGCCAATTTTGCACCACTTTGCAGAGAGATCTTCAACAATGATTGAACGTGGGTATGTAGACATGATTTAGACATCCTTTAGACAAGTTTGAGACAAATTAAGGCCAGTTTAGCGACATAGCCAGGTCGTAAATTTAGCAGAGCATGAAAATTAAGAACATGTTGCACAAGCAGCGTCGCACCTGCGGCGCCACTAACTATTTGCGCTCTTGCAGAACGATAAGACCGAACACCACAAAAGCAAACACAATCCAAAACGATATAGGCATCAGCGCATACCAGCTTTGAACATGTCATAGTACGCACACACAGCCATAGCAAGAGCCACAACTACAGGCACGGACACGAGGAATAGGACAATAGCACTAGTCAAGGTCATAACTACGACCAAGTACTTGCTCGACATACAACTGAGCAGCTGCATACGAGATATTGAACCGATTCATAACGAAGGAAATAGCTTGAGCATAAGTCATAGTATAGAACTCCTTTCGACTACTGCTACAATAAGAGATATAGATAACGCTACAGGCCCAGCCCGCCTTCTCTAATAGGGGACACGACAGAACCATTATGCCGGTGGCACGGATGGCTCATAAGCCTGTACAGAAATCATCCAAAGGCCATACTAACAGGCATTGGGGTTGATATCTACCTGCAGCGACACGCATGTGGCGCCAAAAGCCCGTATATAGAAATAGGGGGTATAAGAATATATGTGATGTATAGATAGAGAGACAAAATTTTCGGGTCTAACTCATTGATTATAGGTATAGGTATAGGCCAGGATTCCAGGCCTGGTTCCGGGGTCTAATAAAGTGTCTCCTATTAGAGGTTTCTAACACGAGGACAATAACATGATTAGGAGAGTTAATCCAATCGCACGTATGTTGTTGACTAATCGTCGTAGGCCTACAGTTGTACCACCCAAGAAGGGTAAAGGTAGTTATAAAAGAAAGCCGAGGACAAAAGATGGACAACAGACGTAAGTTGGCGTTGTTAAAAGAGGCACGAAGACGTAAGCTTTTGGTCGAGTACGAGCATAACTTCGAGAAGTTTGCTACTGAGCAGGTCAAGATTATTACTAAAGATGCTAAGAAAGGTTTTGTGCCCTTCGTATTTAACGATGCTCAGAAGAAGGTGAATGATGCGCTAGAAGGCCAGCTTGAGCGTGATGGCAAGGTACGAGCTTTAATATTGAAGGCACGTCAGCAAGGTATATCTACATATTGTACTGCGCGAACTGCATGGAAAAGCTACTTTACCCCGAACGCGAGGTCAGTAGTAATGGCTCATGACTCAGCTACGTCCGATGCCTTGTTTACTATGAGTAAGAATCTTATAGACTACATGGACGAGGAG